CCCGACGGATGGACTAGATTTTGCTGGAAATACAACAACAAATTTAACAGAAGGTACGAATCTTTATTACACAGATACTAGGGCACGGTTATCAATTTCTGCTGGGAACACAGGAACTGGATATGGGTCTATAAGCTATAACAACAGTACTGGAGTACTTACGTACTCAGTGGTTACAGACTTAAACATTAGAGGTGCCTTAAGTGTAACTGGTGGTTCAGGGTTAACATACAACAGTACTACTGGAGCATTTAGTACAAGTGCTATTCCAAACTCTCAATTAGCCAACAGCAGTATTACTTTTGGAGCTACACCTGCTGCTTTAGGTTCTACAGTAACAAGTTTTGATATTACTAACTTAAAGACCACCGGACTTGAGCTAAAACACCCATCTACCAGTGCTTCCCACATAATAGCTGATTATGCGGGCATTCTTTTTACGGGTGCCGTAATTACAGTTGGCCAATATATTGACTTAGTACCTGCACAGCCGACCGGCGCACGTGTCATTACTCTCCCAGATGCAACAGGTACGCTTGCGTTGTTATCATCAATAAGTGTAACAAACTCAGGAACTGGATATGGGTCCATAAGCTATAACAACACGACCGGAGTACTTACGTATTCAGTGGTTACAGACTTAAACATTAGAGGTGCTTTAAGTGCCACTAACAGTGGTAGCGGTTATGGGTCAATAAGTTATAACAGTACCACTGGTGCTGTTACGTATTCAGTAGTTACAGACTTAAACATTAGAAGTGCATTAAGTGTAGCTGGCGGGTCAGGGTTAACATACAACAGTACTACTGGAGAATTTAGTACAAGTGCTATTCCGAACGCACAGCTTGCTAATAGTAGCCTCACCGTTGGTTCTACATCAATTGCTCTTGGAAGCACTGCAACTAGCATCACTGGCTTAACTGCTTTAACCGCAACAACATTAACCGCAGGTACTGGCGGGCATATATTTACTGGGTCGTCATCAGGAACCACTACAGTTGTTGCCACAGCAGCAGCATCTGGAACCTTAACTCTTCCAGCTGTTACAAGCACTATTGCTGTTCTAGGCCTAGCGCAAAGTTACAGTGCGGCGCAACGTGGAACAATTAGTGTCCTCACAAGTAGTTCTTCTATTACTCCAGACTTTGCTGTTTCTAATAACTTTTCTTTAACTTTAGGTGCAAGCACTACAATCCAAAACCCATCGAACTTAACTGCCGGACAAAGTGGCGCAATAGTTATTACTCAAGATGCGACCGGTTCGAGGACAATTGCATACGGTTCATTTTATAAATTTTCAGGTGGCACACCAACTGCCACAACAACTGCAAATGCCGTTGACGTACTGGTTTATTATTCTGAATCAACTACGAGAATAACAGCTAGACTGATAACAAACGTGACATAATAGATTATGGCAACTCAAGTACAACTAAGGCGTGGTACGACCGCTCAAACAATCGCTTTTGCGGGTGCGCTGGGGGAAGTCACTGTTGATACACAGAAACTTACAGCCATAGTTCACGATGCCATAACACTTGGTGGGTTCCCGCTTTTACGAGAAGATGGTACTAACTGTTTACTTTCTCCCGGTGCGCTAAACAGTTGCGCTCTTAAATTTGCTAACAGCGTTAATACTGGTATTATTAGTCCAGTACAGGCTCAATTATCTTTGGTGACGAACGGTGTTGCAAGGCTTACAATAGATTCTTCAGGGAGTGCAACCTTCTCTGGAAACCTCACCGTTAACGGAAGTCTTAGTGTCGCTGGCACCACTACTTCATCTGACACTTTAACCTTAATTATTGCTCTAAGTTAAATGGCAAACACTTTTAAAAAAGATACAAAGTCAAGCCTTTTGACAGCTGATGTAACATCAAGCGCGACTACTAATATACTTACAGTTGGCGGCACTGCTACTCTTGTTATTCTTAGTGTTTTGGTTTCAAACAAAACTGGTAGCAGTGCGAATGCAAATGTATATATTTCTTCTGCAGTTGGCGATTCAGTATTTCTTATAAAGAATGGGCCAGTACCAGCAGGTTCTTCGTTAGAACTTGTACAAGGTAATAAACTGATTATAGAACCGTCAGATGTTATCCGTGCTAGCTCAGATACTGGCTCAGCACTTGACATAATGATTAGTTATTTGGAGCAAACATAATGACAACAGGACTAACAACAATTGGTGATATTGACATCCTGTACAGACAGGTGAGTTCTTTAAAAGAAGATATTAAAAACAAAGGAGAACTAAAAGAAGAAACATATAATTTAAAAATTACTGAAATAGAAAAACGCCTTCAAGATTTAGAATCAAGAATCTTTGAAGAACGTGTTCTTGAACTAGATAATTCTTCTTGGAATAACATTATTCTAAAAAGAAATTACCTTCTTAAATCAACAGACTGGACTGTTTCTTCTGGTTGCACTGTAGATCAATCTGCTTGGGTATCTTATAGACAGCAGTTGAGGGACTTACCACAAACGTTTTTCGGTGTAAAATTAAATCAAGTCCGGTGGCCAATAGCACCAGCTACTACTGGCCCGAACTCAATAAAAAATAAATAGGAACTGACATGCGTTATATAGGAAACACAACATTAACACCTGGCATAAGTTACCAACGTGTTGATAATATTGGATCTAGTTTTAACGGCGTTGCAACATCCTTTCCATTATTAGTTTCTGGTATTTCACCAGTCCCGTTTCCATCTAACCCACAACAGTGTTTAATTTCTGTTAATGGTGTAATTCAAAAGCCAGACCCAACCGGTGCGGCTGGTTTTAATTTAGTAGGTACGAACATAGTATTTGCCTCTGCTCCAACAGGAGGTTGGGCTTTCTTTGGAGTTGTTCTTGCTGGGTCTGATTTTGTTGCGGTGGGTGCTAGTTTTCCAGATGGTTCAAATAGTGCACCAAGTATTACATTTGATAATGCACCTACCACTGGTTTTTATCGCAGCGGTTCAAATGAAATCAGTGTTACTACCGGTGGTATTCAACGTGCTGTTTTTGACGCCAACGGTAATCTTGCTATAGGAGCATCTGTCGGTAATACCAAAATATATGTACAGGGAACTGGAGCAATGAACATTGCAACTTTAACCGATGGGTCTACAATTACTCCTGATTTTTCAGTTGCCAATAACTTTACAGTCACTTTGACCGGAACACCTCGAACACTTGCCAACCCAACCGGCATGACTGTTGGGCAGAGTGGTTTGATTTACATTCTGCAAGATGCAACGGGAAGCAGGATTTTAAGTTATGGCAGTCACTGGAAATTCCCTGGCGGCCAATCATTTAAAAATCTAAGCACCACAGCAAATGCAGTTGACTTAATTGGTTATACTGTACGTACAAGTACAAGCATTGTTTGCCAACTTGTGAACAACCTTACCCAATAATTATGTCTATTCCAGGTTCTACCAACCCCTTATTATTATTCGGTGACGCTACTGGTGGCGCATTACAGATAGAGCGTAGTCTCAGATTCAACAGTAGTGACAGTGGTTACTTGTCTCGGACTCCTGGCACTGCGGGGAATAGAACAACTTGGACGTGGAGCGGGTGGGTAAAGGTTTCAAAACAACAGGCGTATCCCGATCAGAAAGGATTGTTTTTTGCTGGAACAAGCACCAGCAATTTATTTAGGTTAATGTTTGAAGACTCCACTGGGAAGTTGCGGATTGACAACGACGCCAGTGGATCCAACGTAACATTACTTCTGACCACTCAAGTTTTTAGAGATTTTTCCGCGTGGATGCACATAACACTTGCGGTAGACACGACTCAAGTAACACCAGCAAACAGATATAAATTGTATGTCAATGGAGCACAAATCACTACATTTTCAACTGCTACATATCAAGCACAGAATACAGATACATTGGTAAATAGTACTAGCGCACATTCAATAGGAAACTTAATTAATCATTCCCCGTTGTATTACTTTGACGGCTACCTAGCAAATATCCACTTCATCGACGGCCAGCAGCTTACCCCAAGCAGTTTCACCGAAACCGATGCCACTACTGGGCAACTCATACCAAAAACATACACCGGCAGTTATGGCACCAATGGCTTCAACCTTTTGTTCGCTGATAACTCCAGCAACACTGCCAGCACATTAGGGAAGGACACTAGCGGGCTGGGGAACAACTGGACCCCGAATAATTTTAGTGTCAGCACAGGTGACCCGACTTCAGTCGCTACTGCTACTGGCGCACTACCTATTCTTAATACCACTGACACATACGGAGGTACGCTTGGCAGCGGGGTGCGAAGTGATTCAAATGCCAGTAGTCTGTCCATTGCAACACCTTTTAATAATTTAACCGATCAAGCCCCAACAGGCAGAACAAGTAGCATTAAAAGCATATCAACTATAGGATCTGTTACATCTTCTGGATCTAATAGTAAATTTTATGGTACTACTCATTTTTGGAGTGGCTCGGGAACTAATTATTTATTAGCTTCAGATTCAACTGATTACAGCTTTGGTACGGGTGATTTTACAATTGAGACTTGGTACCACATAACTACATCTAGGCCGCAAGGTACTTACAATATAGTTTGTTCCGTATTCTCGATAGCTGGTACATACGGTACAACTGGAGCTTGGCACACTTATGTGAATAACTCCAGTAATAGATCTGGAATGTATGCTGAAAACGTTGGAGACTTTACTGTTGCCTATACATTTCCTCTTAATCAATGGGTGCACGTTGCATATGTACGCAGTGGTAACACTTTAACAATTTACCACGATGGAATAGGCCAGATAGCTACTACATCACTTTCAGGCGTTACTTTTACCAATCCTTATGCGAGTGGTTTACTAATCGGTAGATTAAATCCGACTAACATAGGAGGTACTACTGGGCAACACGCAGGCTACATCCAAGATCTCCGTATCTACAAAGGCGCTGCCAAATACACAAGCAACTTCAACCCACCTAGCGCCACTGCAAACGCCACAATTGCTGCTGGCACCGATTCCCTCGTTGATTCACCCACTAATTACGGGACCGACACCTACGTGGGCGGCGAGGTGAGGGGGAATTATGCAACTTGGAATCCGCTTAGTCAGGTAAGCGCAAGCCTTGTAAATGGAAATCTTGACGCAACAGTAACTGCTGCAGTATCGGCCAAAGCACTAGGTACAATATTTTTTCAAACTGGCAAATGGTATTGGGAGGTAACGTATGTCTCAACTACTTATAGTTCTGCCGCTGCATATCACGCAGGAGTAGCAACCGATAAATTAAGTACATCGGATCCTTATTCATCCCCATACGGCTGGACATATACAGACGGACTTAAATATCACAATGGTAGTGGCACAGCAATGACTGGGGCCACCATTACTAATGGCGATGTGGTGATGTTTGCGGTTGATGCTGATGCTGGGAAAATCTGGTTTGGTAAAAATGGCACATGGTTTGAAAGCGGATCACCGGCAACAGGCACCAATCCGCAGTTCACGACTACAGCTAATCAGAACTTTACGTTTGTTTGCGGTTCTGGTGCAAACAGTTGCACTTATTACCTAAACACAGGCCAACGCGCATTTGCGTACACCAACAGCAGAACTGGCTTCAAGGCAATATGCACACAGAACCTGCCAGCCCCATTAGTCACGAAGTCTAATACGGTGATGGATGTTGTTACTTATACCGGCACAGGTGCAGCGCTTACTCCAACAAGTTCGCTTGGCTTTAATCCTGATTGGATTTGGATTAAATCACGATCTGCTG